GAGGACGGCATTGAGCGCGGATTCCATCGCGCCCATGACGGAGGTCACGACGTCGCCGGCGGCGCTCGCGGCGGCCTTGATCTTGTCGAAGTTCGTCGCGATCAAGGCGATCGCGGCGCCGATCGGCCCGAGCGCAAACAGGGCGAGCTGCCAATGGTCTTTGATCCAGCCCCAGGCGGAGGTCGCGGCCGACTCGACCGCGCCGAAGGCGGAGCCGAGCGTGTGAACCGCGGACTCGACGCCGCCGATCGCCGAGCGGATCGCGCCGAAGGCGACGCCGGCGGCGTCTGCGAGCGCGCCGACGGCGACCTCGACCGCGTGAAAGGCGGCGTTGACGATCTCGCGAAACGTCTCGGATTTTTTGTAGGCGACGACGATCGCGGCGCCGAGCGCGGCGACCGCGAGGATGACGGCGCCGATCGGGTTCGCGTCGAGGGCGGCGTTCAAGAGCCATTGCGCGGCCGTCCAGGCGGCCGTTGCGACCTTGATCGCGACCTGCGCGGCCTCATACGCTTTCAGCGCGATGTTGGCGGCGAGGATGCCGCCGGCGAGCGCGGCGACCGCGGCGACGATCGCCTGAATCGCGGTCGTGTGCTCGGAGGCAAAGCCGGTGACGGCCTGGAGGACGCCGGCGAACTGCTGCATCACCGGCAGGAGGCCGGCGCCGAGCGACTCTTTGAGCTCCTGCATCTGGACGCTCCAGAGCTTGAAGGGTTCGGCTTGGGCGGCCTCGGCCGCGGCGCCCTTCGTTTTGTCGCCGAGTTCGGCCATGATCGCCGTCATGTCCTTCGATTTGAGCGTCGCCTCATCGAGGCCAGGGACGAGCCGCTTGAGGGAGGTCGTCGAGCCGTCGTAGGCGCGCGCGAGGCCGGCGGCGACCACGTTGAGGTCTTTCCCGGACTGAGCGGAAATGTCGACGGCGATGCCGAGCGCTTTCTGCGCGGTCGCAACATCGCCGGTCGCCGAGGCGAGCTTCGCCAGGGCGGGCCGGAGCTCGTCGTCGGCGACACCGGTCGACATTTCGAGCTTCGTGATGTAGTCCTCGGCGCCCTTGACGGCGGCGTCATTGGCGCCGGCGGTGCGCTCGAGCGCGCCGGCGAGCTTCGCCTGCGACGCGGCATCCTCCATCGCCGCCTTCCCCGCGCTGAAGGCGGCCGCGCCGATCGCGGTCAGCGCGGCCGCCGCGGGGAGCGCCGCCTTCTGGAGGCCGGCGCCCATCTTCTCGGACGAGCTCATCGTGTCGCCGAGCGCCGAGTTGAGGCTCGAGAGCGAATGGACGGCGCCGGCGGTCTCGGCGCCGACCTTGATCAGGATGTTCCCGGGGCCGGCCATCATCCCCACCCGTTGAAGTAGGCGAGGGCGACGAAGATCGCGACGACGGCGAGCGCGGCCTCGCCAATCCCGACGGTGAGAGGGCCGAGCTTCACAGGAGCCCGTGCTTTCGGAACACGTCGGCGACCGCGGCGCGGAAGTTCGAGAGTGCGCGGCTCGAGTACCGCTCGACCGCAGGCGCGATCCAGTAGCCGGCGCCCGGGGGGACGGCGAAGTGATTGACGGCGCCTTTGGGGCCTTGCTCGGAGCCCCAGGCGAGGGCGCCGGCCGAGCCGCCGCGGGCGCCCACCGGCATCGCGCCGCCGATCGCGACGACCGGGATCCGGTCGCGCTTGACCTTGATCGAGCGGGCGACGCGGGGCGCGACCGGGACGCCCGAGCTCGACGCGGAGGCGCGGAGCTCGAGCGCGAGCGCGGCGCCGGCCTCGCGGCCGGCGACGCGGAGCTCGGCGTTGGCCTCCTTGCGGAGGTCGGCCTCGAGGCCCTTGAACGCGGCGAGGGTCTCGACGAGCCCGTCGACGTCGACCGAGACCCGGCTCATCGGCGCGCGAGCTCGTCGACGAGGGTCGCGACCATCGCCGGCTCGAGCTCGAGCAGCTGCGCGGGCGGGATGCGGAGCGTGAGCGCGAGCACGGCGATCAGTCGCCCGTAAGAGCCGGCGGGGTAGGAGGGATCGGCACCGCGTCGAGCGTGACCGAGTAGACCTCGCGCCGCCACGCCTCGAACCCTTCGGGGCCGGCGCCGATGGCCTCGAACGCGACGACGAGCGACATCAGTATCGGCGGGACGCCGGCGCCGTGGACGGGGTAGCCGTTGCGGAGCGCGTACAGCTCCCACGCCGAGATCCCGGCCGGCCCGGTCTCGAACTCGTCGGGCGCGCGGCCGTTCTTGTAGACGACGCGGCCGCGGAACGAGTACAGGGTCGGCTCGGGCTCGCTCATGACTTCGGGGCCTTGGCCGCGACGGTCAGCGGCGGGTCGGTGCGGGTCGGCTTGCCCTCGACGGCGAACGAGAAGTCGGCGGTGATCTGGACGCCGGCGTCGCCGCCGATCGGGATCGACCAGACCCGACACTGGCCCGCGTACTTCGTGGCGTTGTCTGTCACCGGCGTGAACTCGAACGGCTGCAGCGTGCCGGCGTTGTCAAAACAGAAGTTGACGAACCCGGTCGCGAGCTCGAAGTCCTGGATCGCGGAGCCCTCGAGCGCCCAGGACTCCTTCTCCTCGGGGAGCGGGTCGGGGATTCCGAGCGTCGGCGTGCCGTCGGTTGAGTCGACGGTCGGCGTGAGGACGACGTTGGCAAGCTGCGCGCCGTAGTCGGTCGTCCCGAGGAGCAGGGTGCCGACTCCGAGGCGCGAGTCGGTGAGGACGGCGGGCGGGGTGCCCATGGTCAGACCTCCGTTTCGATCGTGGTCACGGTCGCGTTGAGCTCGACGGCGGGGAGCGGCTCGGCGTTCGCGGTCGCGCGCCACGTCGACGGGCGGTAGTTCGATTCGCCGAGCGCGCGGGCGACGTCGTCGGCGAGCGCGTAGAGCCGGTCGACGACGAGCGGGCTCGAGACCGGATCGCCCGAGACGATCAGGACGGGGATCTCGAACGTGCGCGCGGCGAGCGTTCGGCGGACGAGCGTCGGCAGGCCGACGAGCACGCCGACCGGCTGAGGGAAGAACGCGCCGGGATCGTCAGCGGCGGCGATCCCGGCGTCTGCGAGCAACTGCACGAGCGCCGCCCGCGCGCGCGAGGCCGGCGCCGAGGCGGCCGCGAGCTCGTCGAGCGTGAGCCGGGTTCTCACGCGACCACCGGCCGGCGCCAGCCGATCAGACGCATCACTTCGGCGCGGCGGGCGCCGAGCGCGTCGTACAGCTGCGTCTCGTCGCCGAACCCGGCGAACCCCGACGGGGCGTTTCGGGTCTGGTAGAGCAGGCCCGCCCAGATCATCGCGCCCAGGTGGACGTCGTCGGGCGCGACCGCGTCGGGGTCGGTCAGCTTGAGGTCGGAGCGCCGGCGCTCCACCGCGGCCTTGGCGGCCGCGGTGGATGCGATGAGGTTGTCGTCGGGCGCGCCTGGGATGTCCAGATACGCGGCGACTTCCTCCGGCGTCAGCCAATCGGCCATCGGGGCCTAGCTCGAGCGCCTCGAGCTCGCGGGCGCGGCGGCCGCCGGGACGATCGCGGCGAATTTCAGGAGCTCGGCCGGGTAGTCGGTGTCGAACAGGCCCTCGCCGACGACGGCGAGCTCGACGTTGAGCGCGCCGATCGCGTTCGCGGTCAGGCGGACGGGCTCGGTGATCCGGGCGTCAGCGGCGCGGCGGGTCGCGAGGATCGTCTCGCCGGCGGCGAGCGTGCCGGACGTGATCGCGCGGATTCCGGCGAACGAGGTCGCGAGCACGTCGCCGCTCGCGGAGACGCCACCTTGGACGAGCGCGACCGAGAGCGCGCCGGCGTCGGCGAACGCACCCCAGACGTCGGGGGCCATGATGATGATCTCGGGCGCGCGCTTGTTGCCGGTCGCGACGTAGAACTCGGCGATCGCGGCGCCCATGGTCGTCGCGACGCCGGGCGCGGCGGCGCCGAGCTCGCCGTAGATCTTTGCCTCGACGTCGGCGTGGAAGTCGTTGACGGCGGCCGAGTAGGTCTCGTCGATGATCGAGGGGTCGGAGCGCTGGACGACAACCCACGAGATCGTGCCCGCCCAATCCCAGCGCTGGACGGTGGCCGACTGCGAGCCGATGACAACCTTCGTCGAGGTCGCGTCGGCGTCGACGTCGGCCGCCCAGGCGCCGTTCGGCGGGGTCGTCCACTTCGGCTTGTTCACCTGGAGCCCGACGCCCGGGAGCGGGCGCGAGCGGAAGGTCTCGTAGAGCGGCCGCGGGTTCGGGTCGTCGCCGATCACGGTGCGCTCGTAGGTGGGCGGGAGCAGGCCCGAGACGTCGCCGGAGACGGTCTCGGTGAGCGCGGCCTCGACGAGCAGACGGCGAGCGTCGGGCTCGCCGTGCTGCGCGCGCACGATCAGCGAGACGAGCTCGCCGGCGCCGAGCTCGCGCTCGGGCGCCGAGGCGCGGGCAAGGATCATCGGCGGCGCGGCGGCCGCGACGGTGTCGTCCATCGTTTCCTCCTCGGGGGGTTCGTCCGGCGGCGCCGGCTCGGGTTCGGGCTCGGGCTCGGGCTCGGGCTCGGGGTCGGCCGCGGTAACGGCGGTCACGGCCGCGGCGCGGTAGGCGCCGAGCGGGAGCAGCGAGACCTCGTGCAGGTCGGCGCCGGAGACCTCGAGCACGCCGTCGCGCTCGTCGACGTCGGCGGCGGGGTCGGCGGTCGCGGTGACGGAGAACGCGCCGCGGGAGCCCGAGGCGGCCTGGACGAGCGCCTCGTCGCCGGCGGTGGTGCGGTCGACGCGGAAGCGGGCGAAGGCGCCGTCGGCGCGATCGTTGTCGAGCTCGGCGAGCACGCCGACCGGCCGCGTCCGATCGTGGTCGAGCAGGAGCGGCGTATTCGCGCGCACCTGCCGGAGCGCGCCCGGCAGGAACGAGACGGGCTTGGGGGCGCCGTCGATGCGCGCCGGCGTGTTCCACGGGACGATCAGTCCCTCGATCGTTCGCCGCTCGGCGTCGGCGGCCTGGACGTCTAAGGCGAAGCGGAGCTCCATCGCGGTCACACCTTTCCGGGGGTCAGGTCGGCGGATGCCGAGGGGTAGGCGGGGAGGCCGAGGAACGAGCGCGCCTCGTCGCGCGTGACGAGCTCGGCTTGCCAGAGGCTGAGCGCGTAGTCGGCGGCGGCGGCCGGGTCGGAGCGCAGGAACGTCTGCACGTCGAACGCGACGGCCTGCCCGCGCGGGATCACGTCCGTGAGTGTCTGCTCGACGGTGCGCAGGTGCGGTGAGACGGCGCTCGAGATCAGGACGGCCAGCTGTTGCGAGAGGTTCGAGTAGAGGAGCGCGGCGGCGTTGCCGGACGGAGAGGCGCCGATCATCGCGACCGGGACGTTCCAGAGACGGGCGACGTCGGTCGCGACGGCCGCGCGCGCCTCGACAAGCTGGAGGTCGGACGGCGAGAGCGCCTCGCGCTTGTAGGTGACGCCTTGCAGGAACGCGAGCCCGTTCTCGCGGCGGGCGGCCTGGAACGACGCGACGAGGTCGGCGGCCTCGTCGTCGCCGAGCTCGGTGCCCTGATTCTCGAGCACGCCGGCGGGGAGCTCGACGCTCGAGAGACGGCGCGCGGCGGCCTCGAGCTCGAGCCCGGCCGCGAGCGTGACAGCTCCGGTCGCGAGCACGCCGGGTAGCGGCGAATCGAACCGGATCACGTCGTCGATCGGCACGTTGCCGACGCCGGCGATCCTGTAGCCGGTGAGCTCCTGGTAGCTGCCACCGCTCGAGCGCACCTGAGGCGCGACGTCGGAGACCGGTGTCCACCGCGCGCGGGTCGGGACGCCTTCGGCGTCGCGGGCGAGCACGCGCCAGTAGGCGCGGCCGTAGAAGGCGAGCTCGTCGACGGTGCCGGCGAGCGTCGCGACCCACGTCGTCGACGGGTCGGGCCGGGTGAGCAGGTAGCCGGGCTCGATCCGGTCGGGGCCGCGGTAGCGGTAGATCCCAAGCTGGACGGTGGTGCCGACGACGAGGTCGCGGCAGGCGGCGCAGGCCGGGATCGTGAGCGCCTGCGAGCGGGCGACGCCGGCGCCGGCGAGCCCGGAGAAGTCGCCGACCTCGAGGATCGTGCCGGAGCGCGTCCGCGGCGGCGCGATCGCGACGCGCCGACCCGCCGGGAGAGCGGCGGCGAGCTCGACGCGGGGCCGGCGGAACGGGAGCACCGACACACGCTGAGGATGACCCGTCCGGGGCATGGCGACAATCCCTAGGCCCGGGATACCCTGCCGTTCGTGAGAATCTTGATCGCGATCCTGGTAGCCGCCGCGGCGCTCAGCGGCGCCGGCGCGGCGCACGCGGCGACGCCGCCCGCGGTGCAGTCAATGTTGACGGCGGGCGGCTACACGCTCACGCACGGCGGCGTGACCTCGAAGCGCGGCGAGCGCGGGCGGGTCGCGATCGAGCTCGCGAACGCGCGCGTCGCGCGGCTGTACGCGAGCCTGTACGCGCTCAAGCCCGCGGCGCTCGAGCACGAGCTCGAGCGCGAGTGGAGGACGCCGGTCACGGTCACGCGCGTCCGGGCGTGGCGGGCATGGCTGCTCGTCGACGTGCTCCGACGCTAGCCGGCGACGACGAGCGCGCGCCGGCGGCGCTCGGGTCGGAGCTCGTAGCCGACCGCCCACACCGCCGCGCGGGCGAGGTAGATCGGGCCGGGCGAGCGCTTCGACGAGAGGGTCGTTCCGACGTCCGGAACGGTGACGGGCGTCGCCGAGAGCATCTGCCGGGTGAGCTCGTCGCCGCGGTCGTGGCGTAGGCGCCCGTCGACGATTGCCGCGATCGTCGGCCCGTAGCCGGCGCGCTGCTCGGCGGTGCCGACCTTGACCCGCTCGACGCCGCGGAGCTTCGCGACGTGCTCGGCGAACGAGGCCGGGTAGAGCAGCGTCACTCCACGCCGGCGCGCGGTCAGCTGCTCGAGCTCGAGCCAGAGAGCGCGCCGGGTCGGGAACGGGCGGCCGACGATCGAGACACGCTCGCCGTCGGCGACGGCGAGGACGTAGCCGCAGGAGCCGGGCGCGCCGTCCTGGTCGTTGATCGCGATCGTGCCGGCGGGGAGCGCGGGGAGCTCGAGCTCGGGATCGCCGGCGCCGTCCCACGCGGCCGGCGTGATCCATGCGGCGGCCGCGAGCACCCATTGGTTGAGGTACTGGCGGCGCCAGTCGAGCTCGGGCGTCGTCGCGTGCGCGTGCTGCAGCGCGGCGAGGCGCGCCGGCGTCCAGTGCGGCGAGGCCTGCCTCCACGCGTCGACGTCGGACGGATCGGCCTCGGGCGGCGCGCTCCACTCGAGGAGCAGCGTCCGCGCGAGCTCGGGCTCGTCGAGCTCTCCGATCGCGCGCTCGCGATCCTCGAGGAGCAGCGTCGAGCCGCCGTCGCCGGCGGTCGAGACGAGCACCAGCTGCGGCGCGACCCGCTCGAGCATCGTCGGCGCGATCGAGCCGTCGACCACCTCGCGCGAGATCCGCCACGCCTCGTCAACGAACGCGAGCGAGACCGACGAGCCGACGCCGCCGTCGAGCGTCGACGCGGCGAGTCTCCACGCCGAGCCGTCGACGAGCTCGATCGCCTCCTGCCCGTTCGAGCGGCGAACGTGCGCGCCGATCGTCGTCTCGAGCATCCGGGCCGCGTCGAGCCATATCCGGTGAGCGGTCGCGCGCAGGTTCGCGACGTGCAAGACCTCCTGCGGCTCGCCGAACACGTCCGCGGCGCCGACCCGCCACGCGCACAGGCCCCGCGCGAGCACAGACTTCCCGGACTGGCGCGAGACCGTGAGGATCACGCGCCGCCATCGGAGCGAACCGTCGGCCCGGTGCTCGAGCACGCGCTCGAGCGCGTAGCGCTGCCATGGCCGCAGCTCGGCGCCCAGGTAGAGCTTGACCCAGGCGGCCGCTTCGGCGCCGTAGCTGCCGGCGACGTCCGAGGGTCGCGGCGTTTCCAGCCGAGGCGCGACGAGCTCGACGGAATCCGCGCCTGCCGGCGCGGATCCAGGAGAGATCAGGATTTGTGAC